ACTAATCCATAACGGAACTAATGCCTACTTAACAGAGTATGGTATTATAACTAGTAACGGTGAACTAGGAACATTCGGAGCTGACCTAAGTGGCGGTAATGTTACATTGAAGTTTGTTCCAACAAGTGCAACAGCGATGAGAATCAATGTTATCCGCACAAGTATATTAACAAGCATTAGTGCATATGCAGTATAAACTGTAAAACAGTTTACAAAACAGGACCTAAATGGTCCTGTTTTTGTTTCATCATTATATAAATGGTTTGACATAAATACTCAAAAGATTAAAAATCGCCGCTTTAGTGGAAAGGGAAACTAATGGCAATCACATCGGTCAGTAAAGACTTTATTGTCAAACATGGCCTGGTAGTCAATACCACGGCAACTATTCAAGGTACAACCGACTCCGTATCTACCACAACTGGCGCTCTTATTGTTAAGGGCGGTGCTGGTATCGGCAAAACCCTTAATGCTGCTAATATTTTTGCTAAACAACATGGTGTAATAGGTGTTTATGCAAACACATCTACCTATGTTGGGTTTGCAGCAACATCGACAATGGCAACTTCTTCAGTATACTATCTGCCAGATGCAGATGGTAGTAGTGGACAAGTATTAACAACAGACGGTGGTAAAAAACTTTCTTGGACTGATCAAACAGGTGTAGGTTCTAGCGACGAATCTTTTCCTGTGGGTGATTATATGAATGTTTACGGGCTAGCAGAAACTCATGTAGGTTCAGAAGGACAGGATCCTACAGATGCGTTTGGTGTTAGCTTAACATACATTTATGATTGCATGGACCCTGAAGGAAAAATTTTAACAAAAGATTTAGGTGGATTTTAAGGATTAAGAAATGCCAACACAAGTTCAATTTAGAAGAGGCTCGGCTTCTCAGAATAATACCTACACAGGAGCCGCAGGTGAGCTGACCATAGATACTTCAACCTGGGACATAAGAGTTCATGACGGTATAACACCAGGTGGGTACAGCGTAAGTGGTGCAGCATCTACTGCTACTGCAATCTCAAGTGGAGTTACAGGGGATTTATTATACCAAAGTGGGCCAGGCGTTACATCTTTTATTAATATAGGAGCTGCCGATACTGTTCTTACCAGCGACGGAACAACTGCTACCTGGGTAAGTTTAGGAACATTAACTGCTGTTGGCGGAGTTAATGCCGATAACTTGCAGGTAAATTCTATTACAGCTGGCAACAGATATCTAGTGGTTACAGATCAGACTGGAGCATATACAGCACTAGAAGCTAGCACTGCTACCATTTATAATGAATCTTCAGGATTAACAATAAACAAAGCACTTAATGCAGGAGGACATATTATTCCTACTGCCAATGGCACATATGATTTAGGATCATCTAGTAATAGATTTAGAACACTATATCTAACAAGTAGTTCTCTATATGTAGGAAATACTCATTTAACCGGAACAGGAACAACTGGATTATCTGTTAACGGTGTGCCTGTTGCATTAACTAACGCAAATGGCGATCTAAATGGTAGAAACTTAGTGTTAACAGGAAACTTAACAGTTCAGGGAACTACTACTCAGGTAGATTCAACTGTAACAAATGTTAGCGATCCTATCTTTTCTATAGGTGGTGGTGCTAATGGTGCGGCACCTGCTACAGATGATAATAAAGATAGAGGTATAGCTTTTCAATGGCATAATGGATCTAGTGCAAAAACAGGTTTCTTTGGCTTCGACGATTCTACAGGCTTCTTTACATTTGTTCCAGATGCTACAGTCACTGGTGAAGTTGTTTCAGGAACTAAAGGTGTCCTAGATGCAAACTTGGCAGGGGGTGCTGCTAATAGTTTAGTTTATCAAACAGCAGCAAATGCTACAGGATTTGTAACTGCTCCTACGACAACCAGCACATATTTACAGTGGGACGGTAGCGGTTTTGCTTGGGCAAGTTCAGTTGGCCCACAAGGCCCACAAGGCCCTAGTGGTGCAAATGGAACTATTGGAGTAGATGGAGCTACTGGACCTCAAGGACCACAAGGTGTTACTGGGCCACAAGGACCTCAGGGTCCACAAGGTAATACTGGACCGCAAGGACCTCAAGGACCGCAAGGCGCTACAGGACCTCAGGGACCACAGGGAGTTACTGGACCTCAAGGACCTCAAGGACCAGGAAGTCCACTTGCAACAGTGTTTACAATAACAAATACTACAGCAGCAACAAGTACACAAACCGGTGCTTTACAAGTAGCAGGCGGTGCAGGTATTGGCGGCAATCTTTATATCGGTGGAGAAATAGTTGCTAATAAGTTAACGATTCAATATACAACAGTTACAACAACATTAGTTCAAACCGACGATGTTATACAGACATTGAATACTACAGATGCTACAACTACTCAAACCGGTGCTCTTATAGTAGCAGGCGGTATAGGTGTAGGAAAGGCAATCTATGCAGGTGGAAATATTAGGGGTGGTAAGATTACCGCAGCAGGGGATGGAACTCCTACAGCCATAGAAGTACAAGGTGGATTAGGAGTAGGTAACGGAACTATAGCAGGTATAACTGCCATAAGAGGTGGAAATGCTAGTGCAGAAGGCGGACAACTTGTTTTAGGGTTTGGAAATAACTTAGCAGCTAGCATTAACGGACAAGATAATAATACATGGAATATTGATGTAGCCGGTGGAACCTATGACTTGTTCAGAATATTTAGAGTGAATTCTGGAGGAACCTCTAAAGTAGCCTTACAGATAGATAATACTAATGCAGGTACACAGATTGATAGTTTAGGTGTAGGCACAGCAGCTTCCGGAACAGCGGGTGAAATACGTGCTACAAATGAAATAACTGCTTTTTATTCGGATCGTAGACTTAAGGAGAATGTTGTTAACATTAGCGATGCTGTTACTAAAGTTCAAACTTTAAATGGTATAACTTATACACCGAACGATCTAGCAGAAACTTATGGATATGACAAAAATGTTAAACTGGTAGGATTATTTGCAGACGAAGTAGAACAAGTTTTACCAGAAGCAGTCAAAGCAGCACCATTTGATATAAATGAACATGGGTACAGTAAATCCGGAGAAAACTATAAAACTGTTCAATATGAAAAAATAGTTCCACTTTTAATTGAAGCTATTAAAGAACAGCAACGACAAATTGCTCAGATTTCAGAAGCGCTAAATAAGTTGGTTAATAAATAATCGGCCGCAAGGGAAAGACTAATGGCAATTTTACCTGGTACTGGATCTGCTTTATCGTTTGGGAAAGTTTATTCCGCCTATACTAATGCTTCATATCCTACAGCAGGTGGTACTGCTGTAAAACTGAGTGCTACACTAGGTGTAGGCTATGGTGGAAAGACACTGGGTTCGCAGATTAGTTTTTCTAGTACGTTTGGTGGCGCATCTACTCCGTACAACTATCCATGATAAAAAAAACTGACAAAACTAAACTAAAAATAAACATAGATTACTTACTAGAAGTTGCCAATAAAGGTCCTAGCAAATGGGAACTAGATACTATTATTTGGCATGATCGAACAACTGATCCAAAATGTCTAGTAGAGTTTTTAACTAAAATTAAGTCTTTAGAACAGAAGACAGATAAAACTGATTTTGAACAAAAAGAATATGACATTTTAGTAGAACTGGCTAACGACCTAAATGAAGAAGAATGCCTAGAATTATTAAGTGACAACGACGAGATCGTTCAGCAAAACTTTATAGAATCTCTTGCTAGGGCAAGTGCTTTAGAAGTATTAACAAGAGATAAAGTAAGTTTGGAAACAATGAGTCTTATGTGCAAGCTCAATCCTAGTGATTTTATCTTGACTTCTAAACGCACACAAGATATTATTAACAATGTACACGAACTTGTTATACAAGGTGAAACTCTTAGTAATGATGTTGCAGGCGCATGAAAAAATCCGTTTTCGCTTCCAGTAAGTGGACCTTAAAAAAAAATAAACTAGCAATCTTAGTACCATGCAGAGATATGTTACACTCTGCACACGCTTTTGCCTTAGTCGAGCTTATTAAACTAAACACTATGAACAACATAGATACACATGTTGCCATGGATGCTAGTACAATTTTATTAACACAACGTGAACGTTTAGCTATAGAAGCTCAAAAAATAGGCGCTGAATACATGTTGTGGTTAGACAGTGATATGGTATTTCCTCCGACAACTGCACTAAGATTAATGGCTCACAATGAAGATGTAGTGGCCGCAAACTATGTACGACGACAGCCTCCACATAAAGGTGTTGCTTACGAGACAATAGGAGATTGGCAAAATCCTTTGCCTTATGAACCACAAGATGATCTTGTACCTATAGAAGGAATAGGCATGGGGTGTATGCTTATGCGAACAAGCATTTTAGATGAAATACCTCAGCCTTGGTTTGAGTTTGGATGGAACCCACAAACTACAGATCATTTAGGCGAAGATATGATATTCTGTCAAAAAATAGCACAGGCTGGATATACTATTAAGGTAGATACCCAACTTAGTATGGAAACACTACATTTAGGTACGTATGCTTTTGGTCCAGATTTATTAAAGTAAATCTAAAAGTATTTCTATTTTTGTTTTAATGGTCTTATTGTGTAGGCTATTTTTTAATGCCTGATGTAGAGGTTTAGGCCAATAATCATATTTTGACCAACAGTAACCCATATGTTCTCCATTTAGATTTGGAATAAACTCTTTTTCTACAAGTAAAATATATGTATTGTATTGAAAATTATGGTCATTACTTGTAAAAAGTTCTAATGGGATTATTTTTTTAATGGTAGGCGGTGGTCCTACTTCTTCTTGTATTTCTCTTGTAAGGCTATCTAAAGTAGTTAAATCAGTAGGTTCTTTTTTTCCACCTACTAATCCCCAAGTGCCAACAGTTTTAGTCTGTGTTCTTTGAACTAGTAAAAATCTTTTAGTCTCTGAACTTAGAAATAAACCACCATTACAAATTATTTTGTTTACAAAATTAGACGCCATAAACTTTTATCGTATAAACCCTCGAAGCTCTTACTCCATGAACCTTCTGCCCATTTGTATTGAACTCCTGTATATGCATTAGTTATATACGTTAAATCAGTCTCTGTGTTGGAATCGAATATTATATTCCATTGACTACCGTCCCATTCTATAATATCGTTCGCATGTGCTTGAAAATCTGAACCGTCTGCATTTTTCCAAGCATCTGGTCCGTCGTACCCTGTGGTTCCGAAAGCAGCATTTTGGTTAATATCTTCTAATATTAGATAACGTATGCCGCTGGTTTTGCCAGACGGATTAAAGCGTTCAGGATCTATAATAGCATCTACTGTGCCTCTGCCAGATATAATAGTGTTGGTTGGTATTGTGTCGCTATCTATGTTAAGCATCATTCTACTATCGTCAAGAGGATCCATACTGATGTAGGCAACGATTTCATTACCGTCAGCTTTCATTAGTCGTATTTGACTAAGACCAGCTCTAAATGTACCTGGATATAAATCTAATATTTGTCTCCAAGATTTACTCATACCCGGAACTGTAATGTCTACCATAGACTGGCTAGAAGGATTGTTTGCCACTAGTGTGCCTACGTTGTTTACTACAAGTAAGTCAAACTCTCCAGGAGTCACTACAACTATTTCGTTTTGAGATCCGAGAGATTCTAATACAGCATCTACTTCAGTGTATTCTGATGCAACAGCACCCGCTGTGTTAGGATAAATGTTGGCTAAAATCTTTGTAATTATTCCAAGTTTTTTTACTTTAACAGGCGGTGTTATCCAAATAGGCGTTTCAAAAACTAATGTTAAAATATCTATATCCTGCTCAATACCTTGCGGCACACTTCTGCTGGTCCAAGTTTGACTTTTAATGGTTAATGTGCTTAAACTTGTCCAGTCTATATAGTTGTCAGTAGTTTGTATTTCCAGGCTAGGGTTGAATAATACTGATATCTGTTCCCAAATTTGTAACTTTTGATCTGTATTTGTAGACCAAATATCCGCAGCAAAATCTGCAAGATAAGGAACAGGCATTAATCTTTCTACAGTATAGTTTGCACCTTGTTGATTAATCAGATACTCATTATCTGCATCGTCAAATGCACGCTCTCTGATATGTATTTTTCCTACAAAACTAGGATCTTGTACCCTGGGGCGATCATATTGTAAGTCTTTTATATAACAGGCAATATATGGTGCGCTAGGAACGGTGTTTTCTGTATTTTTACGAAGGATTTGGCTAACCATTCTATTCATATCGCCGTAGAGAACCGGAATACGTGTAAGTTGACCTCTAGCATCTTTATAGCTAAAGTTACTCATTATGCGCATGAACTGGCCTAGATAGCGTTTAACTTGACCGTCGTAGAAATAATCCATTAGTTATCTGCCCTAGGTTTTAAGGCCTTACTTAAAGCCTGTTTTTCTGCCACTATTTCACCTGCAATAGTTGCTGTACTATTGTTATTAATAAATGTAGACTTCTGATTTTGTCTAACTGCTGCTCCTGCGAATGTTCCGCTTGCAACATCTTGACTACCAAAGTTATTTAAGGTCATACGAACATTATCTTCATATTTTATCCAACGCTTTCCGTCAAACCTAAATAACCTATTTGGAAGATAATCCGTTCTTAAAAAGAATTGACCGTTAGTAGGATGACTAGGGAAACTTATACCAAAGGCAAAAGTAGACCCGTTAGGTGGTGAACCATCTCCGGTTAAGTAACCTGCTCTCACATAGATGTTATCGTTAGGTGTATTCAATACTACACTGGCGTCCTGTATTGCTTGATCAACACTAGCCAATACATTTTCTTGACTAGCATCTGCTGTATCCACAAGTCCTGTATTTTCTGTAGTAGGTATAACGAAATAATGTTTTGTATCATATCCACTTAATGGAGCATCCAAGTCTGCCTGTGCTATGACTTGGTCATTTATTTCAATACTTTTTTGATATGAACTTAGTAGATCTCTAAGTGAACTACCATCGCCTGCGCCGCTGTCCGCATCCAATATTTCCTTAAACTCCTGACTGTCTACTAACGGAACACATTTACAACGTATCAAATGTGGATACCATGTTTGACTAAACCCATTTACAGGTCTTGTAACATCCTGCACCACATAAAACCTTTTCAATGCAACTAAACTATCATCTAGTGCATATTCGTCTTTAAGATGCGGCAACTCTAAAACATCACCCGCCATTAACTTTCTTTGTATTTTATCAACACAGTCTCGTAAATGGAAATGTAAAAGAATAGTATCATTTTGTAAGAATAAGCCAAACTGACTGAGATTAAAATCCAAGTCCTGCATTGTATAGATACCACGTATGACATAGATATCCGGGTCATACTTGCGGTCTCTATTTTCCATTAGGATTAGATCTTGTATACCCAGCTCAGGAATAGTGTTTGTATTTGTAGGGTTGGCTGGACTACTATCACCTTCAAGTGGATCTACAGGTCCTAGATATTTGTGTATAAAAATATCAGTGCCACCTATCTGGAACTGTTCATTGATGACCCTATCTAAAAACTTAAAGTCGGGCCCTTTCTCTGGTTTATATAGGCTTAGCCTTGGCATATTATACTGGTATATAGTATCTAATAAACTTTACAGTATTATCAGCACTTACTCCTGTTCCTTGAAATGTTAGTGTTCCTGTAGCGATAGTCGCTGTAAAAGACATTCTAGAGCTAGCACCGGTATAGTTTTGCCCAGATACTGTAATAAACGGATTAGTATCGTTATGGATAACACTGACTTCACAAGTTTCATACTCTACATTAGTATTATCAGTTATAGTTACTGTATATTTTGCTGATCTATAACTGGATGTAGACCAAGTATCTAATGTTGTGGCGATGTTTGTGACGGTAGTAACTGTAGTAACTAAATTATCAAAATCTTTTCTTAGTAGTTCAATTCCACCAGATGTAATACCGTCTTGTAATCTAAGAGTTTTAAGGGTAGTATCAAAGACTAGTTCACCGTTGGCACCTGTGAAACCGCTGAGTTGACTTGAAGTTCCTCTTCTGAACTGAACTGTAGTTGGCATTATAAATCCTCGGAAGCTATCCTTTATTTATTGCTAAATATCAGTATGACCGAAACAGATAACGAACGACAAAAAGTTGTAGAATATTGTAAGGCCATGCTGGGTTCCGGTATGGTTGATGTAGAACTTGA